CTTCACATCATCGAGATCACGTCCGACGGGAACATCTCGTACGACTCGGCGTCGGCCGCCACCGCGAACGACACCACCAGCCCGTTCTCGGTGACCGCCGCCGCCGCGCTGCAAGCCGGAGCGATCGGCCTCTACGGTGTCGTGCTTTCGACCGGCGGCACGAACGCGTTCACGAACCCGACCGGGTACACCGACATCTACGAAGAAACCGACGGGGCGAACAACACCGTTTCGCACGCCAGCTACAAGCTGAACGAGTCCGGCACCCCCGCGGTCGCGGCATCCAACTCGGACACGGTCGACGACGCCCGCGAAATCTTCCTGTCGTTCTACGACGACTCGTCGTCCGGTGTGACCGGCTCCGCCGCGGTGACCCTCGCCGCCTGCACGAGCTCGGCCAGCGGGTCGGTGATGAACCCGCCGGCCGTCCTCTACGTGAAAGAGGTCGGGTTCGTCACGAACACCACCGGCGCCGGTACCTCCGACATCACCGTCGCCTCCGGTGGGGTGCCGATCGGCGACACGATCGTCATCTACGGCGCCTGCGACAACACCGGCTCCGCCGGCGCAGCCACCACCATCTCCGTCGCCGACAACTCGAACAACGCGGGCACCGCCAACACCTATACGCTGCAAACCCCGCAGGCGATCGCCGACCCCGGCGCCGCCTCCGCAGGGCAGCAGGGTTTCTTCGTTGTCTGCCCCGTGACCCGGTCGCTCGACGCCGGCGACACGATCACGATCACCTACGGCAACTCGACCACCGCGAAGGCGATCTGCGCGCAGCAGTTCGCCGGCGCCGACACGACCACCCCCGTCCTCGCCTCCTCGTACGCCCGGCAGGACAACCAGACCGGCCAGGCCGTATCCGTCGCTGCAACCCCGGACATGAACGGTCAAGTGGTGTGCGCTCTCGTCGCGGTCGAGGGTGGCACCGCCGACAGCTTCACGCAGGACACCGACACGACCGACGGTGCCTGGGTGACGCTGACCCGCCGCGGGTCGGGGACGACCACGTCCGGGTCGACGCTCAACTCGACGTACAAGTACGTCCAGAATACGGGCACCCCGTCGGCGCAGACCTACGACCACTCGACGATGCTCGGCACGGCGAGGGATCACTGCGCAGCGATTCTCGTCCTCGACTGCCAGCCGATCACCGGCACCGTCGCGGTCACGTTGGCGGGCGCCACCTCGAGCGCCTCGGGCACGGTCACGGATCCGGGGATCACCGGGACGGTTGCGGTCACGCTCGAAGCGTTCACGTCGTCGGCTTCAGGTGCCGAGGTCTTCACCGGCACTTCCGCACAGACCCTCGCCGACTACACCAGTTCGGCGTCGGGCACGGTCGCGAACCCGGTCACCGGCACCGTCGACGTCACACTCGAAGACTTCACGAGCTCGGCGTCGGGCACCGTCGGAGACGTCATCACCGGATCCGCCGCGGTGACGTTGGCCGACTTCACGAGCTCGGCGTCGGGCCAACTGGTCATCACCGGCACCTCGGCACAGACCCTCGCCGCGTTCACCTCGACCGCGTCCGGCACGCTGATCATCACCGGCTCCGCCGCGGTCACCCTCGCCGACTTCACATGCGACGCGTTCGAGACGCTCGCCCCCTACGCCACCGCCGTCGCCGCCTCCGGCCGCTACCTCGAAGACCAGTTCGCCAACCCGTGGCTCGGCAACGGCATCTCGATCCAGATGTGGCAGAACTACCAGCCGGGCGGCGCCGTCATGTCGACCCTGCTCTCCACATCCGAGACGCTGAGCGTCAACCTGTGGCAGTGCATCGGCAACGCCAAGGGCGCAGCGATGAACGCCCCCGAGGACGGCTCCGACTGGGATGGGAACCTGCCGTACATCGGCGGCGACATCACCGACCCCAACCCTGACTACTGGGTGGACACGATCCGGGCCCACGTCCGGGCGGCGGCGCTCGCCGGCATCACCGTGATGCTAAACCCAGTCGACAACATCTCGTGGGCCAACGACTTCGGGTCCGAGACCGACGCCGACTGCCGAACGTTGGGCCAGGCCATCGGCGCCTGGTTCGCCGACGAACCCAACCTGCTGTGGTCGATCGGCAACGACTGGCAGGACGAGCAATGGTCGGCGCTCAACTCGAAGTACGGGTCGCTCTTGCGCGGCATCCGTGAAGGCGGCGCCACCCAACCGGTCACCCTCTGGCTTCAGTACCTGCGGTCGATCTCCACGGACAACACCGCTTGGGACGGCACCACCGACCGGGGCGGCTACACCTACGAGTACCCGGACATCAACGGCACGTACACGTACTACACGACCGAGATCGAAGCGAACCGGGCGTGGGAGACCGACAACATCCCGGTCATGTTCCTCGAAAGCCACTACTGGCAGTCAAGGTTCCACACGGTCGACGGCATCTCGACCACGACCCGCAAAGCGGTCCGGAAGAACGCGATCCGCTCGATCTGCTGGGGCGGTCTCGGCGGGTCGATCGTCTCCTCCGACGACCTGAGCTTGGCGACCGACGACGCCGACACTGACATCGCCGACGCCGTCTTCGCTCACGTCGCCCGCACCATCGCCCACATCGCCAGCCTCGACGGGTGGGAGGGGCTCGTCCCCGACGCGGCCGCGGCGTTCGTCACCACCAACGCCGACACCGAACCGACGTTCGGGGACGTCGACTCGCCGCCCGCCAACGGGCAGGACGCCGACACCACCGACTTCACCACGGCCGGCGTCACGGCGGATGGGCTGCTAGCCGTCGCCTACGTCACCGCCACCGGCAACACGTTCGACCTCGGCGAGCTCACCGGCACGGTCACCCACTACTGGTTCGACCCGACCAGTGGCGACACCACCGCCCCAACGACCGGCCAGCCGACCTATCCGGGCAACAACGACGCCGGCGACCCCGACTGGCTCTTGGTGTTCACCGGCACCCCGGAGATCACCGGCACCGTCGCAGTCACCCTCGCCAACTTCACCTCGACTGCCTCGGGCACTGAGACGATCACCGGCACGTCAGCGCAGACCCTGGCGGACGTCACGTCGACCGCGTCTGGGTCGGTGGTGATCACCGGCACCGCCGCGGTGACCCTCGCGGACTTCACGAGCTCGGCGTCGGGTACTGAGACGATCACGGGGTCGGCCGCCGTCACTCTCGCCGACGCGACCTCGGCGGCGACCGGCACTGAGACGATCACGGGGTCGGCCGCGGTCACGCTGGCCGACTTCACGTCGAACGCGTCCGGTGGCATCGGCGACTTCATCACCGGATCGGCCGCGGACACCCTCGCCGATGCGACATCGACCGCCGCCGGGGCCGTCGTCATCGTCGGCACCGCCGCCGTCACCCTCGCGGACGTCACGTCGACCGCCACCGGGATCGTCGCCCCCCCAGTCACCGGCTCGGCAGCCATCGAACTCGAAGCGTTCACCGGCAACGCCACCGGCCAAGTCATCGCGAACGTCACCGGTACCGCAGCCGTGATCCTCGCCGCGTTCACCGCCGCCGCTTTCGGGCAGACCGGCATCCCCGACATCGGCAGTCCGGTCCGCTCCCGGCTGACGCGTGCGACCACGGCATCGACGTTCACCACAACCGGCACCACGGCAACGGAGTTCGACTGATGGCGACGTTCACGATCAAACGCGACGACCGGCTGCCCGTGCTCCAGGCGACCCTCCGCCAGAACGTCGGCGAGACCGACGAGGCCGCCATCGACCTGACCACGGCGAGCGCCGTCCTGTTCAAGATGAGGAACCGGGACACCGGCGAGCTGAAGATCGACGCCGCAGCGTCGATCGTGACACCGGCGGCCGGCGTCGTGTCCTACGCGTGGGCCGCTGACGACACGGACACCGAAGGCGCGTACGACTCGGAGTTCGAGGTCTCCTACGGGGGCGGCGTGACGCTCACCGTCCCGAACGACGGCTACGACCTGATCGTCATCACCGCCGACCTCGCGTGACCGTCCGCTAGTCCCTGTCCCTCGGACATCGGAGCCGAATGCTCGCTCGCGCCCTCGCACCGCTCGTCTTCGTCCTCGCCGCTTGCACCCCCGACCAGGTCGCCCAATGGCACCAGCTGCGGGCCCGTGACCCGGCCGCCGCGCAAGCTGTCGTCGACGCGTTGCGGGACGCCCGCGGCTACGCCTACGACTCTGTGTGCGCCCGGTGGGGATGCGATCAGTGGCCCGCCCTCGAGGACCTGTGGCAACGCGAATCGCACTGGCAGCCGGACGCGGTCAACCCGTCATCGGGGGCGTGCGGCATCCCGCAGAGATACCCGTGCCACGGACTCGACGCCCTCCACCCACACGCTCAGGTGGATTGGGGGCTCGACTACATCGCCGCCCGGTACGGCACCCCTGGCAACGCGCTCGCCGAATGGAACGCCAAAGGCTGGTACTGATTCTCTAACCCCTTCCCGCTGTTTCCCCTTTCCGGCGGGAACCTGCCCCTCGACCTTGTCTCCCCCCGTCCGCCCGGGGCGACAGGTCGAGGGGCTTTTTGCGTTCTAGCGGTCAGGTATGATGGGTGGGCCGGGCAACGCGTCAACGTTCCCGGCCCCGGCCGCACCTCTTGGGAAGGTGACGACATGCTCGACGATAGAGCGGAAGCGCTGTTCCGAACGAAGTTCACTGTCGGCCTCATGGATGAATGCTGGCCGTGGCGGGGTCCGAAGAATCCCGACGGGTACGGCAAGTTCAAGATCCAGCGGGACAAGCACGCGACCACGTACGGAGCACACCGGCTCGCCTATCAGCTTCTACGGGGGCCGGTACCCGTCGGGTTGGTCATCGACCATCTCTGCCGAGTTCGGCACTGCGTCAATCCGTGGCACATGGAGCCGGTCACCAACAGAGAGAACCTCCGACGCGGATCGGTCAGCAGGGGACGTCGGAACATTCTTGGGTCGGCGTGTCGGAATGGACATCCCTACGTCGAAGGCTCGTTCGTCGTCAGGTGTCGGCCCATGCAGGGTGTCCTCCGAACCTGGCGCGAATGCCTGATCTGCGCTCGGGCGCGAACCCGTCCGGTTCAAGGCAGCAATCTATGACTCAGCCGTGACTCAACAGGGATAGACAAACAGAGACCAGCAGAGACCGTCACGACACATCGAAACCCCTGCGTACCGGCCAAATCCGCCCATTGTGCCTGCTAACGACGGCGAGTCGACCGATAGGCGGGATATAGTGCGATATTCCGGCATCGTTCCTGCGTGTGGCAGGGATTGTACGGGTCAGCCGGGGGTGTCGTGACTCAGGCGGGACACGGGCGCCGCCCCCCATGCCTTCGTCATCGCGTCTCGCACCACGTCACCCTCCGCCGGCCACCACCCCGCATACGTCCGCAGACACTCCGCCGGTGAATGCCCCAACGCCGCCGCCACCGCCGTAACCGACGCGCCGTCACGGATCAACACCGACGCGGCGTGACGTCTGAGGTCGTGCCACCGGCCGCCCGCCTGGCGGATCGCCTCCGCCGCCGGCGACCTCCCCCACGGTCGCCCGTCCCGGTGGAACACCCAACCGTGATCGGGCGGGTGCCGCTCGAGGTGCTCCGCCAACACCTCGACGGCCCGATCGGCCAGCGGCACGACCCGCACCGACCGGGACGTCTTGCACGGCCCGAGGCGGAGATCCTGACCGACCAACGTGAGGAGCTGCCGGTCCACCACGACCTCACGCTTGAGCCACCGCACCCGATCCTCGGTCAACCCGAACAGCTCGCCCTGGCGTAGCCCGGACATGGCGGCGAACAGGACGGCACCGCGGAGGTCGGGGCGGATCGCCGCCGCAATGGCTTCGACGTCGGCCACGGTCAACGGCTCCGACAGCCTGCCCTCACGGCGGGGTAGGCGGACCCCTTCGCAGGGGGAGCGGCCGATCATCCCGTCCTGTTGCGCTGCCCGGAACAGGGCCGCCAACAGCCGGAACGTGCCCTCCACCGTCGACGTCGCCAGCCGAGGAGTCAATGTCGCCAGCCACGCCTGGATGTCGGAGCGGCGCACCGACGCCATCGGCCGGTCAGCGAACGTCGGGGCGATCCGGTTCACGTACACCGCCGTCTGCGTCTCCCTGGTGCCGTTGCGCCACGACTGCACCGTCGACCACTGCCGCCAGAACACGTCGAGCGTGACCTGGCCGGCCCGTGGGTCGACGTACCGGCCGCCGTCGATGTCCGCCTGGATCCGGGTCAGGAACCGCTGCGCGTCCAGCTTCCGAGTGAACGACTTCGACCTCTGGGGGCCGCCCGGTGTCGGCCGCCACCTCGCCCGCCACTTCCCCGACGGGGTGCGATCAATCGACGCCACGGGACAAGGCTACGCGACGGTCTCTGTCTCACCGGTCAGGTACCGTTGTCTCCAATCAGGGCGGCTGGCTACCAGGAGGGTGTCAGGGATGGCGGGGATGAGTCCGACTACGTACGGTGAGTTGATGATCGCGCTCGCCGCCGTTGAGGTGGCAGCGGTTCAGCTACGAACCCGTTTGGCAGCGCGACATGCAACGTCATCGCCACCTCTGCCATCACCTCCGCCATCCGCCGCCCGACGGCGATGCGCTCGTTCTCTTTTTCGAGGAACAGGGCACGGAACGCCGCAAGGTCAGCGGCGAGCTGATCGAGCGTCACCGTCGTTCTAGCCGCCGCCTCAACCTGATCGACCGGGACGCCGGCAAGCTCAGCTACGGCCGCGACCACGTCGACGTCATCGGTTCCGCCGCCACGCTCCCATCGGGACACGTCCTGCTGTAGCACGGTCTTCCCGGCGACCTCGGCGATCTTCTTCGCGGCTTGTGTCTGCGTGAGTTCGCCGCGCCAGTCCCTGATGATGGCCCCGAATCCCTCCATGCCATCCACCCTTCCACACAACCGACGCTTGTACATGACCCGCTAGCGGTACATTCTCGACACAAGTACTTGACGTACGCTTGTAACGGGCGTACGGTGCGTGCCCATGAGCATCACCCGCCTCCGCTGGGGACTGCGCATCAAAGCCGCACGCGAGGCGTTGGACATCGACCAGGTGACGCTCGCCGGCACGGTCGGAGTCTCACAACAGATGGTCTCCGCCTGGGAAAGCGGACGCTCCGCCCCCACCCCCGACAACCAGGTTCGTCTCGCAAAGGCACTCAAGGTCGAATGGTCGTGGCTGTTCGACCCCCGCCCCCGCAAAGGCGAGGTGGCCGCATGAGCGCGACCTCTACCGCCCGGTCCGCCACCGCCTCGCCCGCTGGTCGAGTCGACGCCGCGAAGCGTACCCCGCTCGACCCGATCCGGAACGAACCCGACGCCGCCGCCTACCTCGGCAAATCCCGCACCACCCTCCGCCAATGGCGATACCGAGGCGTCGGCCCCACCTGGATCCGCACCTCCACCCGATCCGTCGCCTACCGCCAATCCGCGCTCGACGCCTGGATCGACCACTGCACCCGCCTGCCGGCCCGCAATGGCGATCCCACCCAAGGAGAAGCCGCCTGATGCGCGCCCTCATCGTCACCCTCGCCCTCGCCGCCGCCGCGTTCGGCTGTGTCCCCGCCGGCGGCGGGCGGCTCAGCTGTGATCGGACCGGCACCGCCTGCACGTTGGAGCCGTGATGACCGTCATTCACTGCTCCACTCGTGACGCCGCCTACGAACTGGCCTGCGACCTCGCCGCCGAAGGCGAATGGGTTCACGTCCACGGCGTCGACGTCGACTTCTACCCGGAGGCTCCCATGCCCGCCGACGTCCACCTCGACCACTTCGCAATCATCCGCCCCGGCACCGTCGTCTCCACCCTCCGCGGCGGACACGTTGACGTCGACATCCAAAGGACATCGAAGGTCGTCAAGGTCGCCGCGTTCGACTCGCAGTACGTGAAACGGCCCCGCCGCATCCAATGGCATGAAGGGCCGCTCACCTCCTGGTGCTCAATCGACGACGTCGAGGAGATGTGATGCGTCCCCGCCTCGAAGCCGCCCTGCTCCGCGGGCAACGCGACGTCCTCGAACACGAGCTGCGCGAAGCCAACCACCTCCTGCAACACGTCATCTTGCACGTCGCCCGCCGCCACGGCGTCGTCATCGACATGGACGCCGTCATCGGCGAGTTGCAGGTGTGCTCCGACCGGCAACACCCGGCCGTCCAAACCGCTGAGACGGTGGTGGCGGAGGCGCACAGCCGGTACGTCCACCCGACCAACCGGGTAGAGAACCGTGGACAGTGACACCGGCGTTCACACGCATGATGGGCCGCCGTCGATCGGCCGTTACATCCGCGGTTGCCGCCACCCCGACTGCCGCGCCCTCTGGGCCGAGAAGCAACGCCAACGGTACGTGCCCGTCACCCGCGACGCCGTGCAGCTCCCCGACGCCGGCCCCTTCACCCCCGCCCCGTGGATGGCGGAAGCCAACTGTCTCGGCATGGGCGTCGACCTGTTCTTCCCCGAACGGGGAGGCTGCGCCCCCGGCGAAACCGCGAACGCGAAGGACGTGTGCCGCGGATGTGTCGTCCGTGCCGAATGCCTCGAAGCCGGCATGGACGAGAAGTTCGGGATGTGGGGTGGGTTGACGCCGCGGGAACGGCGACGGCTCCGCATGAAGCGGTTGACGGTGGCGTGATGCACCTGTTCACCCTCACCGACGGCGAGCTCGCCCGCCTCACTCCACTTCCGATCTGGACCGAAGCGGCCGCCCAAGCCGCCCGTGACGGGCATCCGGTCATGGCCCCCACCGCCCTCCCTCCACCCACGGTGAGAGCCACCCACGAGGAATCGGCGTGACCGCGGCGCTTGACCTGTTCTGCGGAATGGGCGGCTGGTCGCTCGCCCTCGCCCAGCTCGGCTGGACGGTGATCGGTGTCGACATGGACCGAGACGCCTGCCGCTCCCACCACACCGCCGGTCACGCCACCATCCGGGCCGACATCGCCACCCTCGACCCGGCCCGGTTCGGTGCCGTAGACGTGCTCGTCGGGTCGCCTCCCTGTACCGACTTCTCCCGCGCCGGTAAACGCGCCGGGCTCAACGGCACCACCGGACACCTCGTCTGGCAACCGCTCCGCTTCATCGAGGCCCTCCGCCCGCGGGCGGTCGCGTTGGAGCAGGTGCCCGACGTGGAACCGATCTGGCGGATGACCGCCCTAGAGCTCGACCGGCTCGGCTACTCAACATGGTGCGGCATCTTGTCGGCCGAGCAGTACGGGGTACCGCAGACCCGGCAGCGGGCCTACCTGATCGCCCGCCTCAACGGCCCCGCCGTCCCCCCAGAGCCGACCCATCAACGGTACGTGTCGGGCGAACCGGCACGAGCAACCGATGCGGGACTGTTCGGTACGGGTCTGTTGCCGTGGATGTCGATGGCCGACGCGTTGGGATGGTCGGGGTTCGAGGCGTACAGCCCACGGGGAGCAGGCATGGTCGAACGGTACGGCGAACGGCCGACCCGCCGAGACGACGAGCCGGCGTTCACGCTTCGCACCGGTGAAGGCGGCGGTCACGCGTCTCCCGGATTCGTGTTGCGGGAGACGCAAGCCAACGGGGCATGGCGACACCAGGACCAGCCCGCCATGACCATCACCGCATCCGCCGACAACGGCAACTACGGATGGACATTGCGTCACAACTCGGCACGTCACGACCGACCACGCGACAGCGAAGGCGTGCAACCGGCGCGAGCCGATGACGGAAGCGATTACTACTACCGGTTCCCCGACTCCAGGCCCGCGCCGCAGATCACGACACAGGCTGGCGGGTGGGCATGGGAGCGGCCCGCCACCGTTGTCATGGGTGACAGTCAACTGTTCCGACCTGAGCACCACGGCGACGGCAGACCATCGCAACACGTCGGCTCCGTCAAGCTCACCGTTGAACAAGCCCTCGTGTTGCAAGGCTTCCCCCCCGACTTCCCCGTCACCGGCACCAAGACCTCACGGTTCCGCCAGATCGGCAACGCCGTCTGCCCCCCCGTCGCCGCCGCGATCCTCACCCGGCTCGCCGCCCACCTCGAGGCCGTGGCGTGACCCCGTTTCTCATCTTCTACATCGGTGCCGTCGCCCTCGCCGCGTTCGTGTGGCGATGGCTGGCCGTCATCGTCGCCGCCGCCCTCGCCGTCATGGTGGCCGCCCCGGCGGTGGTGCGGTGGGGATGGCAACGACGAGACCGGAGGACGACATGACCGACTACTTGCCACCGATGGCAGGGCTCTACCCATCCCCCATCCTCAGCGACAAGCGATGGGAACGAGTCATCACCGTTCTTGAGCGAAGCGGCACGAAGCTCGACATGACGATCGCCGCCAACCTCCAACGGCAGGTGCTCACCACTCGACGGCGCCGCCTCCAATTGGACGCGCATCGTCCCGCCGTTTCCCGCGCCGGCACCACCTGAAAGGACCAACCCGTGAGAATCAACATCTACGCCGAAGAACTAACCGACCGCGTTGAGGTCGTCACCAAGCGTCCGGACAACCATCCCGGCGAAACCTTCTACGGCATCCGCCTCTACCTCGCCTCGCCCGACGAACTGCACGTCACACCCGACGACGACGACTCGTCGGCAATCACCGTTTGGGTGCCGTGGACCCGCGCCGGCGGCAATGACTTCGACCGTGTCGTCCGCATCTTCGACGCCCTCGCGTTCGCCACGCGTTCCGCTTCCGACGACGAGTCATGAACCGCATCGTCACCGCCGCTGCCGTCACCGCCGGCGTACTCCTCGCCACCTCCGGCGTCGCCTCGGCCCACGACGCCGAACCGTCCTGTGTCGAAGGCACCGACACCTACACCGTCACCGCCCTCACATCGGAACCCGGCTTCGGCTGGGTCGACAACGGGGACGGCACCTGGACCGCCACATGGGGCGACGGGTTCACCGTCACCGGCGACACCCCCGAAGTGTGTCCCACCCCCGCAACGAGTTCGCCACCGGCGGAACCGACCACCACCACCCCCACGGTGGAGTCGACGGCACCGGTGACGACGGCGCCCCCTGAGACCAGCACACCGAGAGCTGGTCCGGGGGCGCCAACCAGCATTGCCTCGAGCCGGACCCTGCCGGCCACCGGGAGCGAACTGCAGCTCATCATCGCCGGACTCATCCTCGTCGCCGGCGGAACGTTCACGGCGTGGACGGCACGGAGGCGCAGCGATGGCTGACAAGCACTCCGCCACAGTCGCCGCCCTCACGATCGACGAAGTCCGCAACTGGGCGATCCACAAGAGTCGCGAGGCGGACGGCCTAAGGGACGAGCTCAACGCCGAACGGGCGCACACCACACAACTCATCGCTGCGGTGCAAGCTGCGTGGGTCGACGCCGACCAGCTCGCCGAAGCGCTACGGGGTGTCTCACCGTTGCTGACAGGGATGCGTCGACATCCTGCCCTCGCCGACCATGACCGGGAAGTCCAGAGAAGACCATGACTGACCCGATCGACACCGCCGCCTACCGCGGCCACGTCGGAGCCTTGCCCTACGCCGAGCGACGACGGTGGCTCGACCTGTGTGATGCGCTCGACGCTGAACGGGCACACACCGCACAGCTCACCGAGGCGCTCCGGATGATCTTCGGCGAAACGTCGGACGCCGGAGCCCGCATCGTCGCAGAGGACGCGCTCGCCGTCGATGACCGGGAAGTCGAGACCCGGCCATGACCCGCCGTGACCGCATCTACGAAGCCATCGTCGAATGGACGACCGGCGAATGGGAGATGGAAGACGTCGACTCACTGACCGACCGTGTCAACGCGGCGCTCGGCCCTGACCCCGACGACATCATCGCCCGCCTCGAAACCGACGGGTGGACTGTCTCCACCGAAGCCTTCGCCGCCGCACAGAAGGACGACGGGCTGTCACCGATCGGCAACATCACCGACTACATCGAGGCTCGCGGCCCGACCACGACGGCGGCGCTCACCGCCCTCGAAGCCAAGGTCAACGGCGATGCCTGACCCCATCTCGTTCGACGTTGAAGGCATCCCCGCCCCACAAGGCTCCAAAACCCGGATGCCGAACGGCGCCGTCATCGAAGGCGCCTCCGCCACCGGCCGCGCCAAGCATCGGGCGTGGCGCACCGCCGTTTCCCAAGCCGCCCGCACCGCCGCCGGACGACACGGCCGCATCGACGGACCCACCGTCCTCGTCGCCTACTTCCGGTTCCCCCGCCCCAAATCCCGCCCCAAATCCCACCACGGCTGGCACGTGGTGATGCCCGACAAAGACAAGGTGCTGCGCGCCACGTTGGACGGGCTCGCCGACGGCGGATTGATCCGCAACGACGCCCAAGTCTGCGAAATCCACGTCTACGCCGCCGAGGTCGACGAGTGGACCGGAGCGAAGCTGTACCTAGCGGACCGGACGGGGGTGGCGGCGTGAGCGACAACCCCTTCGACGAACTCGGCGACATCGACTTCACCCGCCACCCGCTCCTCGCCGAGCGGGACCGGCTCGCCGCCCTCGTCGACGCCTGGCGACCCGTCGTCGCCGCCGCGGTGTACGGGCCAGCGAAGGAACTGCGCGCCGCCGTCGACGCACTCCCCGACGAGGCGAAACCGTGACCGGATATGCCGACTTCCGCCTAGCCGAATATGAGGCGTCTGCCCCGTCGCTGTTCGACGAACCGGAGACCGCGTGACCGCCGTGACAGACGCCGTCGGCGTCGCCGCCGCCATTCTCCTCTTCTCCCTCCCCGGCTTCACCGCCGGATGGCTCCTCCGCGGCACCGCCCGCCCGCAACAGACACCGCCGCCGCGGGCCCGCTGCCACATCTGCGGCGTCGAAGTTGGAACCATCTACTGCGGCACCCACCTCCCCCCGGCCCCCGCCGGCTACCGGCGCACCGCCCCCCAGCTGGGGCGCGGCTGGCCGCTCGACATCCCACCCGTCCGCGGCGAAACCCGCGCCATCTTCTACCCCGAGGACAACCAATGACCGGACTCACCCGCCGCTACGACACCGGCCGAGGCCACTACTACAAGCTCGACGGCGACAAGGTCGACGGCGTCACCAGCATCCTCGGCGACGGCTGGCCCAAACCCGCCCTCGTCTACTGGGCTGCCAACACCGTCTCCGAGTACGTCGCCGACCGGCTCGCCTACGACGAAGACACCGACCAGTGGAACCCGGCGCAGCTCCTCGCCGACCTCGAAGCGAAGGCGCAACGCGACCGCCGCAAATGGCGCCCCGGTTCGCGCATCGCCATCGTCGAGAACCTGAAGCGCGTCCAGTGGGACGAACGCGACGCCGCCGCCAACAAGGGCACGACAGTCCACAAGTTCGCTGAGCGGCTCGCCCGCGGCGAAGAAGTCGACGTCCCCGAACCGCTCGTCGGTCACGTCGACTCGTACCTCCGGTTCCGCGAAGAGTGGGAGCCGACCGACGAGCTGCTCGAGCTCGTCGTCGTCAACCGCCGGCACCGCTACATGGGCACCCTCGACCTGATCTGTCGCATCGGCGGCATGTGGTGGCTCATCGACATCAAGACGAACCGGTCCGGGATCTTCCCGGAGACCGCCTACCAGCTGACCGCCTACCGGCACGCCGAGACGTACATCGACGGTGACGGTGTCGAACAGCCGATGATCCCCGTCGACCGGGTCGCCGCGCTGTGGCTACGCGCCGACGGCTACGACCTCATCCCCGTCCAAGCCGACGAGCGCGCCTTCCGAAGGTTCCTCTACATCCAGCAGGTCGCCATCGCCCAGAAGGACGACACCGTCCTGGGCGAAGCCCTCGCCCCGCCAGTCAGGAGCACCGCCGCATGACAGACATCGTCCCCTACACCAACCCGGCGACCGGCTGGGTCGCGCTCGTCCAACCCGCCGCCGAGCTCGCCGCGTCGATCGCCAACACCGATTTCGTCCCTGCCACGTTCCGAGGCAAGCCCGCCCAGATCGCCGCCTGCATCCTGTACGGCGCCGAACTCGGCCTCGGACCAATGCAAGCTCTAGCGAAGGTGGACATCGTCGAAGGGCGCGCAGCGCCCCGCGCTGAGCTCGCCCGAGCGCTCGTGCTCGGCGCCGGTCACGACCTGTGGGTCGAAGAGGCGACGAACACGAAGGTCACCGTCGCCGGCCAGCGCCGCGGCTCCACGAATGTGCAGCGGGTGACGTGGACGATGGACGACGCCAAGAAGGCCGGGCTCGACGGCCGCCAGAACTACCGCAAGTACCCGCGTCAGATGCTCCTCGCCCGTGCGTCGGCTGAGCTGGCGCGGATGGTCGCCCCCGACGCGTTGGGTGGGGTCGCCTACTTCGCTGAAGAGCTCGACGGCGACATCGACGCTCCGGTCGTGTCGAACGGGGTCGGCACGGAGCCGGAGGCGGGGACGCAGCGACGCAAGGCGAAGGCCACGACCGCACGGGCAGGGGAGTCACTTGCCGCGGTGCCGACCGTCGTCGATCCGGGACCCCCGTTGCCGCCGCTGCCCGGCGAAGACGAGGCGATCGTCGACGCCGAAGTCGTCGACCAGGCCGACCCGGAACCACGGAAGCCGACCGCGAAGCAACGCGCGGCGGTGTTCGCGCTCCTCGCCGAGCTCGGCGTCTCTGAGGATGACCGCCGCGAGTACGTCGCCGGTGTCCTCGCCCTCGCCGACCCGACCGGCTTCTCCGAACTGTCCGCCGACCAAGCCTCCGAGCTGATCGACAAGTTGCAGACGATCGCCGACGAACAACGCACCGCAGGAGACGCCGCATGACCATCGCCGCCGCTGCGCCGTCGTGTGTCGTGACCGCCCGATACCGGTGCGGACAGAAGCCGCGCATCGGCAACTGGACTGTCGGCCGCCGCTGGGTGAGGCACGGCTGCCCCATGTGCGGGGCGACCCGCAGCTACCCGATCGAAGTCGTGCTCGCCGAATGGGAGTTCGTCGACCTCGTCGCCCGCTGGCCACGCGAGGAGCCGCTCACCGCCTGACCTGGACGGCCGGGGAAGGGGCGAGCCCCTGCGAAGGACTCCCCTCCCCCGAGCCGCAACCGAACCGTACGACAACCGGGAGCCCCTGCGAATGCCCAACCATGACCCACCGACACAACGCCACCGCCATCGTGAACCGCCCTGGTGGTTCCTCGCCGTCGCCGGCGCTCTCCTCGCCGCGACCCAACTCGGATGGCGATGCGGAGTCCCGCTCCCTGACCGCAACCGGCAAGGCCCCGACGCCTGGGGCGACCCGCCCGGCCTCTACGAACACATCAACCAGTACGACGTGTTCCGGCATCTCGTCTGCGAAGCCGCCGGCGGCCGCTACATCGTCAAGCCCGGATACCCGAAGATCACCGGCGGACCGACGGACCTCACCTTCACATGGGTCAAGGACCACGGGTGGTGGTGCGTCAAGTGACCCGCGGAGTGCGGCCGCGGCCGCTCACCGCGCCCCGGCCACGCCACACCAGGAAGAAAGCGGAACCGAAACTGCGGATGGACCGCGGCACCGGACGCGTCGTCCGCCGCACACTCCTCGTCGGATTCTTCGGCGTCACCCTCGCCACATCACCGACGTGGTTCTTCACGTCCGGCTGGGTCGGCTGGACCACCCTCGCCGTCGGCGGATGGGCGACAGCAGACACGATCGGGCGCATCGGGTGGATGCTGCGCGGCGACCAAGACCGGCCCCACAGCGGCGGCGCGGCAGCCAACCACCGGTACCGCAACCCCTACGACCGGACCAGCTTCCGACGCAGCACGCGAGGCGGGCAGCGGTACACGAAAGGCCGAGACGGGAAATTCACCGGGTCACAGTCGACAGGGCGGCGCCGTCGATGATCCGCGACTTCCTCGCCGAACTGCTCCCCGCCCACTACCTCCGGCTCGCCGGCCGGTGGTTCGACAAAATCGCCCCGACCGTCGCCGGGCTCATCCTCGCGTTCAGGTTCACCGACTGGCGATGGCTCGCCGCCGCAATCCCGATCGCCGCCGTCCTCGTAGCCGCCACGTCGCCGCGGCTCGAACGCAAACGGCAGACGTACCGGATCGGGAAGCGGTTCCACGGCTACGTCCAAGGCGCCCAATCCCGCGCCGCGCCGCTCGACGGTGCCCCGTCGACGTGGTTCCCGACGCCGACGATCACGACGTGGAGACGCACCCCGAACGACCTCGCCGCCGCCGTCTACTGGGCCGCCTGGTGGAACCTGCGGCGACGCCTCACCGAACCGAACCGGCGCCCCAAGCCGCGTCCGGCACGCCCGAAAGTCGACGTGCTCGAACTGACCGTCGCGCTCGGCGACCACACCGACCCCGTCCGGTTCCGCAACCTGCGCGGCACCCTCGCCGCCGACTACAAGGCGAGAGACCTCACCGTCGAACCCGTCCCCGGCGACTCAGCCGAACGCTACCGGCTGACCATCATCTGGCGCGACCGGCTCCTCGAACCCGTCCCCTGGACGATGCCCGACCACCCCCGCCCCGGCCGCCTGAGGGTAGGGGTCACCCGCCACGGCGACCTGTGGCTGAAACTCGTCGGCTCGCACTGTCTCATCGGCGGCGCCACCGACATGGGCAAATCGTCGATCGTCCACAGCTTCGCCGCGCAGCTGATCGCCGCCGGAGTCCGAGCCGTCGGACTCGACGGCAAAGGCGGCGTCGAGCTCGGCGTGTGGAAACGGCACCTGGACGTCTACGCCCGCACCCCCGACGAAATCCTGAAGGCCCTCATCGACCTCGGCCACGACCTCGAACGCCGAGAGTTCGAAATGGAAGCCCACGGGATCCGCAACGCCGTTGACCGCCCCGACCTGTGGCCCTACACCGTCGTGTTCGTCGACGAAGTCGCCTCGATCGTCGAAATGTCCCCCGACAAGGCGGACACGAAGCGGCTCATCCAACTCCTGACACAGCGCGGCCGGTCCTCCGGCATCTCGCTCATCTTCTCGACGCAGCACCCCGAAGCCGACGTGCTCACCACGGGCACGAAAGGCAACATCCGGCACCGGGTCGGCCTGCGCTGCGAGCAGGGCGAACAGGCCGACGCCATCGCACCTGGCCTACGCGGGCAAGGCGTAGACCTGTCGAAGCTGCCCGCGATCCCCGGCCGACTCGTCTACAAAAACGGCGTCGAATGGCGCCACGGCCGGGCCGCAGGACTGTTCGGACAGCAACTGGACGCCGTCGCCGCCGAGCTGTACGAGGCCAGCCGTCCCCCAGTCGAGCACCAGCCGTCCGCCAGCCAGGCGATCGCGCTTGGCCCAGTCACAACCCAGTCGCGACCGCTTCACGCCGACCCGACCCCCTTGTATCCCTCCGCTGATGGCCCGCCTTCCGTCCCCCCGGTCCGCTACGCGGACGAGATAGGGGTCCGTAGGCAGGATCTGCGGGGTCGGTTGTCCGCTGTCGGTTCGGTCGGTCTGACTCTCCGGGAGCATCAGGAGCGGTTCGCTCTGAAGAAGGACGCTGCTACCCGTGATTTTCATGCGGTGGGTGCGTGGTCGAACGGCGCGAGGTGGTTCGCCGAGTCGGTCACCCGGTCGAGAGTCAGGTCGGCGTGATGGCCCGTCCGCCGGTCGCCCCGTGGACCGTCGACAGCCGCGGCCGCGTCAAGCACCCCGAGTACGGCTGGGTCTACCCGTCCGGGCTCCGCCGACGTCTCCGTCCGCACCGCCACAAGGTCTCGTTCGAGGTCCCGGACGACGAAACGTGGCAGAGGCTCTCAGAGGTCGCAGAAGCCGCCGGGCATAGCTCGATAGCCGCGCTGGCCCGATCGCTCGTCTACGGGGTTTTTGGCGACGCCATAAACGATTCTGAGGGTCAGTCCGGAGGCCAGCCGTGACCGTCGACCTCAATCCGAGGCTCGCCGAGCTGCTCGCCCCCGTCACCGTCGACGCCTACGAACAGGTCCACTGGCCACCAATCCGAGCCGCCTGGCTCCAGTCGTGGAGCCAAGATCGGTGCATGGCGTGCGGCCGGGTGCGCCGCCAACCCGACGACGGCTGGATGCGAAGACGACGCACCCGACGGTTGGAAGTCCACCACGGCCTCTACCGGAAAGCGTGGATCGCCGGCCGATGGCAGCCGGCTCGAGGCGCCGGAGAACGAGCCACCGACTTGATCGAGCTGTGCACCCGCTGCCACCGCACCGGCCTGCTCGCCGGCCACGACCGCTACACACCGAACCTCGCCGAACTGACCCGCCGCCACGTCCGCCGCGTGCGGCGCCGCAACTGGTGGCGGCACCCGCCCACCCCCGCATGGATCTGGAACCGGCAATGAGCGGCCCCCGATTCCGGTTCGTGCTCCCACCCGCGCCGCCCGACCACCCGACGATCGACGACGTCCCCGACGACATGCACGACCGGGCCGGCTGGCCCTGGCATCCCCGCTGGCACCCGTGGATCACCGACCGCGAACGCCGAATCGTCGACGTCATGGCCACACAAATCCGCACCGGCATGGCGCCCACCAAGTGCGATCCGACCGCACCCAGACCAGCACGAGACCACGTTCGGGAGGACGCACGGCGGCTCCTCCGACGCATGACAGGAGCAGCGTGACGATGACGTGGGTTCGGCTCGACGACGGCTTCTACACCCACCCGAAGGCCCGCGCCGCCGGCCTCCAAGGACGCGCCCTCTACATCGCCGCTCTCTGCTGGAGCAACCAAAACCTCACCGACGGCCACATCCCCACCGACTCACTCGCGCTCATCTGCGCCTACGCCGAAGTCAAACCCGCCGTCGCGAAGAAGCTCGCCGAACTCGACCTCTGGGACGTCACCGACGACGGGTGGCAGATCCACGACTTCCACGAGTACCAGCCGACGAGAGAGTCGGTGGAACGCGACCGCCGCCAAGCGAAAGAACGGATGCAAGCCATGCGAACCCGGAAACGTTCGGCAGGTGTTACGCCAGCGTTACGCCGTAACAAGGCGGAACGTTCGCCCGAAGTTCGCTCTACCCCGTCCCGTCCCCTTAGTTCTACAGAGTCATCGTCCTACACAGAGTCCAGTAACGACCCGAGTTATCCACAGGACGACGACGACTTCCTCCAAGCCGTAGCAACCAGCTACGCCCACCGCTGCGCCACCGCCAACGGCAAAACCAACCCGCGCAGCTACCAGCGAACCATCATCGCCAACTTCGCCGCCGACCACGTCGACACCGTCCACGACCTCCGAGCACGCGCACCCAACGCCCCAGCCCACGCCATCGCCGAAGCACTCCACGCCGGCAACCTCCGACCCCTCGCAGCCTGGACCGACACTGCCTGACCGATCTGGCCCTGGCGGGCCCCACGAAAGGACACCCGATTGCCCCGACGGACCAACCACCACGAACGGCTCCCCACCACCGCCGACCTCGACCGCATCGAAACAACCCTGCAAGCCGAGCTCGACGTCCTCACCGGCACCATCGCCGCCATCCGCCACCACCTCGACCTCGAACGAACCCACCCCAGCCGACCCGACGGCTACCCCACCCGCACACCCGGAGCCGAACCCGGCACCGGCGGACCCGGCCACCGCATCGACCGCGGCGACGAAGGAGCCGGCGAAACCATCGACCTCACCAGCGTCGAATCCGCCATCGTCGCCCGAGACGCATGGACCGACAACCACCGCACCCGAACCATCGCCGCCGTGCGCGCTCTCCAACGCGCCACCGACGAGCACTACATGGCGCGCTGCACCGCCGACGCGCTCAACCGCGGCGACGAAGCCCAACGCGACCTCGCCGCAGCCAACGACCCGATGTGGTGCCCCAACCACGCCCGCTTCGGCAAGCGCACCCCGAAAGCATCCGACCGTGGCCTCGCCCACTGCGGCGTCTGCCACGAGTTCCACAAACGCTGGGGAGTTTGGCCAGGTGCCCGCCTGCTCGACGCCTACGACCGCGGCGATCGCATGATCACCGGCAACGACCGCGCCATCCAACGTCTGCTCGCCGAGCAGCGCGACGACACGAAGAAGCCTGCATGACTGACAGAGCCGCGTCGGGGGGCTACAGTGCGCGGCAATCTTGACAGGCGTGCGTCACCCGCCCGCCGAGTCGCCGTCCCCGCTCCGCTGCTGCTCCCGCCAGTACTCCTTCGACCGGCGTTCCTGCCGCAACGTCTGCACCAGCAGCACACCGACAGCAATCCCGCCACCGAGCCACAGCCACCACACCTCGAGCACGTCCGCCATCCCACGACGATAGGCCACCCCGCCGATGGCATGGACCACCCGATCGACACGCCCCCCCCGGACCCGCGCCACACGCGCCAGGGACCACACCATCCTCACCCGAGACAGCCACGTCTGCCACGTGTGCCACCGGCCAACAGCGACCGAGATCGACCACGTCGTCCCCATCTCCGAAGGTGGATCGGACCACCCGTCGAACCTCGCCGCCGTCTGCCAGCCATGCCACGACGCCAAGTCGAAACGTGAAGCTGCTCGAGCGCGGTGGCGACACCGCAACGGTCGCGGCGCCGAGCAGCACCCAGGTCTGATCGACTGAAGCCCGCAGAGTGTGGGGGTGGGGACCTCCTACCCGGCCACCTGGCCTGCCGGAAGGTCTGTCGCAGCCCCTGGCCCTGGGTCTGGTGATCCGGGGGGAGTCACGCAGTGTGAGGCCCGCAACGGGCGCCCCTTTCCCGCAACGGGAGTGATGAACGATGGCTGGTCATGGTCCTGCGCCGAAGCCGGCGCATCGTCGTGCTGGGAAGTCGAAGGACGCGCATGCGGTGACGGTGCTTCGGTTCGAGCTCGGCTCGCAGCCGGAGTTGCCTGGGGTGTCGCCGCTCGGTGAGCCGTGGCCGGCGCAGACGGTGACGTGGTGGGAGATGTGGGGCGCGTCGCCGTTGTCGGAGAACTTCACGGCGTCGGACTGGTCGGAGCTGTTGGACACGGCGATCTTGCATGCGCGGCTGTGGTCGGGGGATGTGAGGGCTGCTCCGGAGCTGCGGTTGCGGGTGGCGAAGTTCGGTGCGACGCCTGAGGATCGGGCGCGGTTGCGGATCACGTTCGCTCAGGCGGATGAGGCTGACGCGAAGCGGCCTGAGGCGCGGTCGAGGTCGCGTGAGCGGCGTGGCGTGTTGGTGGGGTTGCCGGGTGCCGTGGAAGCCGTCGCAGCCGGGTGAGGTTCCGACGCTCGGCTTCTACGTGATCGACTGGATCGCCGAGCATCTCGCAGCGCCGGACCGGCCAGGGTACGAACCGATGGTGTTGACGGCGGAGCAGGAGGATTTCGTTCTCCGCTTGTACGCGGTCGATCCGAGATCGGGGCGGCGCCGGTTCCGGCGTGCCGTCTACTCGAGGTCGAAGGGATCGGGAAAGTCGCCGCTGCTCGCCGCCATCTCGTGCGCGGAGGCGTTGGCGGATGTGGTGCCGGACGGGTGGGATCTCGATGGGCAGCCGGTGGGTCGGCCGTGGTCGTCGGTGCGGACGCCGTGGGTGCAGCTGGCGGCGGTGTCGGAGGATCAGACCCGGAACGCCTGGGCGCCGCTGTTGGAGATGTTGCGCGAGGGCCCGGCCGTGGATGCGTTCCCTGGGTTGGAGCCGTTGGACACGTTCGTGAACCTGCCCGACAAGGGCCGGATCGAGTTCGTCACCTCCGCGGCAACATCTCGTGAGGGGAACCGGCCGGTGTTCGCGGTGCTGGATCAGACGGAGGAGTGGAAGCCGTCGAACGGCGGTGTCCGTCTGGCGGCCACGATCCGCCGGAATCTGGGCAAGACGGGCGGGACGTCGGTGGAGTCACCGAACGCTTACGAGCCTGGGGTCGGGTCGGTGGCGGAGGACTCGGCCGAGTTTTGGCGCCGGATCCTTGAGCGCAGGGTGCGGGACGACGGGCTGCTGTATGACCATCGCGAGGCGCCAGCTGAGACCGATCTGGCGGATCGGGAGTCGCTGCTCGCCGGACTGGCGGTCACCTACGGCGATTCGGCTGAAGGCGCCGGCGGCTGGGTTGACTTGGATCGGATCGTCGCGGAGGTGTGGGATCCGGCGACGGACCCGCAGGATGCCCGCCGCTTCTACCTGAACCAGGTGACGCACGCGTCGGATTCGTGGCTGTCCCAACCGGAGTGGGCCGGCTGTGCGGATGCGACGAAGGTGGTCGCCGATCGGGACGTTGTGACGCTTGGCTTTGACGGGTCCCGCTCGCGGGCGAAGGGTGTCACCGATGCGACGGCGTTGATCGGGTGCCGCGTGTCGGATGGGCATGTGTTCGAGGTTGGGGTGTGGGAGCAGCCGACCGGTCCGGCGGGTGAGGGATGGTCTGTGCCGGTGGTCGAGGTGGACGCGGCGGTGGCGCACGCGTTCGATCGGTGGCGTGTCGTCGGGTTCTATGCCGATCCGGCGAAGTGGGAGTCGTGGATCGCTTCCTGGGAGGCGAAGTTTCACCGCAGGTTGAAGGTGAAGGCGACGCGGGATCATCCGATCGAGTGGTGGATGACGACCGGCCGCCGCGGGCTGGTGGTGAGGGCGCTCGACAAGTTCCATTCGGCGGTCGTCGACGGTGACCTGTCGCACGACGGGTCGTACGCGTTGACACGGCATGTGCTCAACGCCCGCCGGCGGGCGACGACGTCCGGGGTGATCATCGCGAAGGAGCATCCGGAGTCGTCCCGCAAGATTGATGCTGCGGTGGCTGCGGTGCTCGCTTGGCAGGCCCGGTTGGCTGCTGTCGCTGTCGGTCTGGGTCGGGCGACGGGTCAGGTGCCTCGCCGCATCAGGTGACTCGGCTCTGTGGGAGGTGCCCGTGCCGATCGACACGACGTCTCCCCGTTCCCCGGGCTGGTGGTTCTCCAAGCTGCTCGGCGAGCTCGCTGCCCGTCAACCGCGGTTGAATCGGCTCGACTGCTACTACCGCGGCGACCCGGATCTGCCGGAGGGGGCGCAGGGCTGCCGGGACTCGTACCGGCGTTTCCAAGCGAAGGCGCGCACGAACTTCGCGCAGCTCGTGGTGGAGGCTGTGCGGGAGCGGATGCAGCCGGCCGGGTTTCGCACCGGCGCCGCCGGCGACGACATCCAAGACGCCGATGCGTGGGCGATCTGGCAGGCCAACGGACTCGACGCCGACTCGGCGCTCGTGCACCGGGCGCAGCTGGCGATGGGCGACGCCTACGTGATCGTCGGCCCGGCGGATGAGGAGGGTGGCGCGCCGGTGATCACACCGGAGGACCCGCGGGAGGTCGTCACCGCTCATGACCCGATCCGCCGCCGTCGGACGGTTGCGGCGTTGAAGGCGTACCGGGATGTGGAGCAGGGCCGCGACGTCGCCTACCTGTACCTGCCCGGCGTCGTTCTCCGTGCTGGCCGCCGGCCGGACGCCGCGGCGGTCGGGGTGCAGCTTGACGTCGGCGGCTGGGAGTGGGAAGGGGCGCAGACGACACGGGTTCCGGCGGTGCCGGTGGTGCGGTTCGCGAACCGTGCCGATCTGGCGGGCCGGTCGCTCGGAGAGTTCGAGGACGTCATGGACGTGCTCGACCGGATCAACTTCATGGTGCTGCAGCGGCTCGTCGTCGCCGCGTTGCAGGCGTTCCGTCAACGGGCCGTGTCGAACCTGCCGGACCGGGACGCCGACGGGAACGAAATCGACTACAACGGGATCTTCTCCGCCGACCCGGGGGCGCTGTGGCAACTGCCTGAAGGGGCCGAGATGTGGGAGTCGCAACAGGTTGACCTGACCCCGATCCTGTCCGCGGTCCGCCACGACATCCAAGACCTCGCCGCTGTCACCCGGACGCCGCTGTTCTACCTGACCCCGGACGCGGCGAACGGCTCCGCTGAGGGGGCGTCGCTGGCTCGTGAGGGGCTGGTGTTCAAGACGCAGGACCGGCTGTTGCAGGCAGGCGAGTCGTGGGAGCAGGTGATGTCGCTGGCGTTCGCGTTCGCCGGCGACGAGGAGCGGGCCCGCCGTGGCGACATGGAAGTGATCTGGTCGTCGCCGGAGCGGTTCAGCCTGGTGGAGCGGTACGACTCGGCGTCGAAGGCTCAGGCGGCTGGTGTGCCGTGGCGGACGGTGATGACCGACGTGCTGCAGTTCACTCCGCAGCAGGTGACCCGCATGGAAGCCGAACGAGCGACCGATGTGCTGTTGGCCGGCATCCAAGAACCGGCCGAGCGTGAGCCGGTGTCAGCTGATGCCGCTACCTGACCGGCAGCGGCGGGCGTTGACCCGCCGACATCAGACGTTCCTTGACCGTCTCGGACTGCGGGCCGGTGTGCTGTTGGCGTCGGTGTGGGATGGCCTGGACGGCTACGACGAGGCGGACGTCGACGATTTCGAGGCACGGTCGAGGCCGCCGCTGGCCGCGGCGAAGCGTGTCGCGGTGGCGTCGAGCGTCGCCTACTTCTCGACGCTCGCCCAGATCCGTCCCGCCGCGATCGAACCCGGAGACGTGCCGGTGCCGGTCGAGACCCGGGAACCATTCATCGCCTACTGGGCGGCGCTGAAGAACGGACACCCCGTCGAAGCCGCGCTTGAATCCGGGCGGGGTCGGGCGGCGGCGATCGCGGCGAACTTCGTCGTTTCCGCGGCGCGTCGCACCGGCGACCACGCCACCGCCAGCGCCGAAGTGGACGTGATCGGTTTCGAGCGTGTCGCGAACCGCGGCGCGTGCACGTGGTGCCGGGCCCGTTCCGGCACCGTCTACGACACCGCCGAAGCAGCCGACTACGGCCACGACCGCTGCCACTGCTCCGCCGCCCCGGTCTTCGCATGATCTCTCGCCCCGCAACGGGGCACCAGCCACCCGCAACGGGAGGAACCCATCCATGACCGATGTGTCCGCAACGGACGCCACCACCACCGCCGACACCGTCGACACCGAAGCCGCAACGGCACCGGAGAAGGACTGGCAGGCGGAAGCCGACAAGTGGAAGCGCCAGTCTCAGAAGCAGGAAGAGCGCGCCAAGGCCAACGCCGCGGCCGCTGCCGAGCTCGCTGAGCTGCGCAAGTCCACGATGACCGACCTCGAGAAGGCCGTTGCCGAGGCCCACGCGAAGGGCCGCGCTGAAGGCGCCGCGGAGGCCGGGTCGAAGCTCGTCGCCGCCGAGCTGCGCGCCGCCCTGGCGGGCCGCAACGTCGACGTCGACGCGCTCCTCGAAGGAGTCAACCAGTCCCGGTTCATCGGCGACGACGGCGACCCCGACCGGGAAGCGATCGGCAAGTGGGTGGATCGCATCGCCCCCATCCCCGAGCAGCCGGAGAACCCTCTCGCCGCCGTGCTCGACCTGGGGCAGGGGCAGCGCAGCGGGTCAGCGATGGCGCTCAACGGGGACCCGCTCGAGCGGGCCCTCAAGTCGAAGCTCGGCATCACCTGAGCACCCTTCCGTAAGGAGAACCTGTCATGGCGATTTCCGCCGCAACCGTCACCGGCGACTTCTCCGGCTTCCTGCCGGCGAACATCGCTGCCCCCATCTTCGAACGTGCCGCCCGCATGTCGGTCGTGCAACGCGTCGCCCCTCAGATCCCGCTCGGCGCGAACGGCGAATCGATCCCGGTCGTCACCGGACGCATGTCGGCCGGCTGGGTCGCTGAGGCCGCAGCCAAGCCGGCGTCGTCCGGGTCGATGACGCTGAAGACGATGACCCCGCAGAAGCTCGCCGCCATCGCGGTCGTCTCGGCGGAGGTCGTGCGCGCCAACCCCGGCAACTACATGAACCTGCTCCGCCCGCAGATCGCGGAGGCGTTCGCCGTCGCGTTCGACTACGCGGCGCTGTACGACGCCGGCCCCGACGGCACCCCCTCCGGTGGCCCGTTCTCGACGAACCTCGCCGCGACGACGAAGGACGTCGAGTTCGGCACGTCGGCGCAAAACACCGGCGGCGTCCACAACGATCTCGTCGACGCTCTGAAGCTCCTCGTGCAGGACAGCGACGCGGTCGGTCGCCGCTACCGGCTCACCGGCTGGGTGCTCGACCCGAAGGTGGAGGGCATCCTCCTCGACGCCGTCGACACGACCGGCCGCCCGATTTGGACGGCGATGGAGACCCCCGACGGGACGGTCAACATCGGCGCCGGTGTGCAGAACGGTCGGCTGCTCGGTCGGCCCGCCGCGATGGGCGAGCTGTCGTACGGGATCACGTGCGGGTTCGGCGGCGACTTCTCGCAGTGCGCGTGGGGTGTCGTCGGAGGCATCAGCTACGACGTGTCGACCGAGGCGACCGTGACGATCAACGGGTCGCTCACGTCGCTGTGGGAGAACAACCTCGTCGCGATTCGGGCGGAGGCCGAGTACGGCTGGCTCGTGAACGACGTCGACGCGTTCGTGCAGTTGACGGACATCCAGACGTCCTGAACCAAGAGACCCCGGACCGGTCCAGGCTGGTCCGGGGTCACCTGCTGTTGGAGGTGGCATGTGGCTGCTCTCGCGACCATCGTCGATCTTCAGCAGCGGGTCGCCATCGACCTGAACGACGGGACCGTGAAGGCCCGCGCCGTCGCCCTGTTGGACGACGCGTCGGCGGCGGTGCGTGCCGCAGCCGGTGGTCAGGTCATCTCGTCGGTGGCGAACGACTCGGTGAAGATCGTTCCACAGTGCGGCATCGTCCGCCTCCCGCAGATCCCGGTGACGGCTGTGGATTCGGTTGTGGACAAGGACGCTGCGGCGCTCGACTTCACCTGGTATCAGGTTGACGGCGGCGGGACCGAGATCACGCTCACGTCGGCTGAGGTGTACCGGTTTGACTACGAGTACCCGTGGCGCACCCCGCTGGCTCCGGTCACCGTCGTCTATGACCACGGCTACGACCCGGTCCCGGACGACATCGTCGCCCTGGTGTGTCAGGTGGCGGCGCGGGCGTTGGGTCGGCCACCGGAGACGTCCGGGTTGACGCAGGAGACGATCGGCGCCTACTCGTACAGCATCGGTGTCGCCGCCGCGGCTGGCGGGCTCGGGTTGCTCGACTCGGAGAAGGTGATCGCCCGCCGCTACGCCAACCCGGTCCGACCGGCTCGCCAGATCCGCGTCGGATGATCACCCTTCCGCACACGGTGACCGTGCAACGCGCGTCGTCGTCGTCCGACCGGTACGGCAACAGCGAACCGGACTGGTCGGCGCCGTCCGAGGCGGAGGTGCGGGCGTTCGTGCAGCAGCGGACCCTGCCCGGTGAGCAGCACGCCGACGGCCGCCAGGTCGTGGTCACTGGCTGGGTGGCGTTCATGGATCCGGCCACTGCGATCGCCGCCGGCGACCGGGTCGTGTGGGACGGGCGGACGTTCGAGGTCGACGGTGTCCCTGGGTCGATGTGGACGACGACCGCCGCTCATCACCTCGAGGTCGCGCTGCGCACCGTCGACGGCTGACCCCTCTGGAGCCTCGCCATGTTGAACGTCGCCCTGATCGGCAACCACTCCGTGCCCCATTCGACCGAGACACACCTGGCGAACGCTTGGGAAGCCAACGGCCACGACGTGGCCCGCATCCAAGAGGCGCCGTCGGCGTGGCGACACATGGCCGAACGGATCCCCGACGACGTCCAGCTCGTGCAGTGGGTAACCACCTACGACTACGCGCCGCCCGTCACCTACGACGACCAGCGCCGCTTCCTGAAAGAGATCCGAAACCGCGGCGTCCCGATCATCGGCACCCATCTGGATCGCTGGTGGGGATTGGATCGGGAGCATCGCATCCGCGAGTCGCCGTTCTTCACCGTCGATCTGCTGGCGACGGCCGACGGCGGACACAACGCACAATGGGCCGAAGTCGGGATCGAGCACGTGTGGATGCCGCCCGGCGTCTCAGAGGCCGAGTGCGAACCCGGCACGTTCCGCGAGGACTTCTCTTCCGACGTCGCGTTCGTCGGATCGTGGCAGGGCCACTATCACCGCGAATGGCCCCACCGCGGGCAGCTCGTCCGGTGGCTGCGTGAGACGTACGGCACCCGCTGCCGGTTCTGGCCAGCCAAGGGGCAGCCAGCTGTTCGAGGCGAGGCGCTGCGCGACCTGTACGCGACGGTGAAGGTGCTCGTCGGCGACTCCTGTCTCGCCGGCGGCCAGACCAGGTACGCAAGTGATCGGATCCCGGAGACGCTCGGACGTGGCGGGTTCCTCATCCACCCGCACGTCGAAGGTGTCACCGACGGCCGCCTCTACAGCGACGGGCAGCATCTGCTGACGTGGCACGTCGGTGACTGGTCGAGCCTGCGTGACCTGATCGACGGGTCGCTCCGCTACGACTCCACACGAGAGCGGGTCGCCGAGCTCGGCCGCCGCCATGTGCTCGCCGGCCACACGTACGAGGTGAGGATGCGTCAGCTCGTCGCCGTCCTCGAGCAGCGGGGCATGCTGTGAAACCCGCCGTCGTGAACGGCCGGTGGCGGCTGATCCTGCCGGACAGCATCGCCGACTGGGATGCGATCTCCCGCTGGGAAGTCGAACGGTTCGCGTCGATGGAGCACCATCTCCGGCACGGGATGACCCTGTTCGACGTCGGCGCCGAGCACGGCTGGATCTCCGCGATCTACGCATCGTTCGTCGGCGCCGAGCACATGGTGCTGATCGAACCGACCGGGCCGCTGTGGGGCAACATCCGGCTCACGTGGGAGCACAACGCTCTGGCGGCGCCGCTCGCCACCGTCCGGTCGCTGGTCGGGCACGCCGGCCAGTGGGGTGCCGGCGAAGCCGAGATCAACGTCGGTGGGTGGCCTGACTGTTCGATCGGCGGCGAATGGGGCGCCATGTCATACACGTACCTGCACGAACCGAAGCACCTGACCGAATGTCCGGTGACGACCATCGATCGGCTGGCCCGGACGGCGATGCCGGACGCGATCACGATCGACGTCGAAGGTGCCGAGCTTGACGTGCTGCGCGGCGCAGACATGGTGCTGCGGATGCGTCGCCCGCTGGTGTGGGTGTCGATTCACCCGGATCTGATGGCCCGCGACTACGCCGCCACCCCGGAAGAGCTGCTCGCCTACATGGCGGAGCGTGGCTACGACGGGGAGCATCTCGGCACTGACCACGAGCAGCATTGGCTCTTCTCGCCGTGCTGACCGGGCTCGATTGGTGGCGCAGTCTCGAAGGTGACGCCATCGACGACAACACGGCAGGGGTCCCGCCATACGACGTCGACCGGGTCGCCGAGATCGTGACCAACAAGCTCGAGGTGCGCGAAGGCCCGGTGCTGGACTTCGGGTGCGGTACCGGTCGTCTCACGGCCGCCGTAGCGCGGTTGCGGCCCGGCTTCGACATTCGCGGCGTGGAACCCGCTGACGCGATCCGGGCCAGGTTCATCGAGCGTCTAGTTCCTGCTGTGGTGGATCCGGTCATCCCGGACGTGTGGTTCGTCGGCGCCTACACCGTCACCGTGCTCCAACACCTCACCCACGGCGAAGGGGCGGTGGCGATCAAGTCGATCGGGCAGCGTCTCGTCCCCGGTGCACGGCTAGTAGCCCAGTACGTCGAAGGTGACGAGCACGGCCCGACGTCGCACCAGGTCAACCGTGACGTCGTATTCGACTGGTGTCACGCCGCCCGGCTCGCACCGATCACCCACCTCCTCAACGACTGCTACAGCGAATGGCGTTGGATCGTCGCGGTGAAGCGATGATCCCGGTCCGCTGGCTCGACGCTCATCCGCTCTGCTGGGACCAGGCCCTCCTCGACGAGATGCTCCCGGCTGAGACGCCCCGCCAGACGGTCGTCGTCCCGGCCCGCTACCACACCCCCGGCGACGTCGACCCGGCGGACGTGGCGATCCTCACGTCGGACGAGGAATCAATCTTCCCGTGGCGCGAGCTGCGCGCTCCGCTCGTGTGGATCCAGACCCCCCGACCCGACATCCACGCCGGCCATGACCGGTTCTGGCCGCTCGGCTGGCCGGCCGACACCAGGGCGCTGCTCGGCCAGCTGCAGGGCGACGGACCCGTCGACCCGACGGGGGACTGGTGGTTCGCCGGTCAGGTCAACCACCGCCGCCGCCAAGAGGCCGTCGCGGCGATGCGGGCCGTCGACCCGGCGAACGTCGTCGAAACGCCCGGCTTCACCCAAGGCGCGGCCAGAGACCGCTACTTGGCCACGTTGGCGGCGGTCAAGGCCGCGCCGTGCCCGTCCGGGCCGAAGACGCCGGACACGTTCCGGGTGTGGGAGGCGCTCGAGGCCGGAGTGGTGCCGATCGCCGACGGCCGATGCCCGGCCGGAGTCGATGGCTACTGGCCATTCACGTACGGGCAGGTGCCATTCCCGATCATCGACGACTGGGCCAACCTGCCCGACGTCCTGGCCGTCGAGCTCGACCGATGGCCGGCCAACGCGAACCGCTGCTTCGCATGGTGGCAGCTGCACAAGCGCACCCTCCGCCGCCAGCTCCTCGACGACGTCGGCTGCAGCGACCAGCGCCCCGTCACGGTGCTCATCCCGACGTCGCCGATCCCGACCCATCCGGACACGTCGATCATCGAGACCACCGTCGCCTCCGTCCGACACTGGCTCCCCGACGCCGACATCATCATCATGTGCGACGGGGTCCGCACCGAGCAGGAACACCACCGCGGCCGGTACGAGGCATATCTGCGCAGGCTGCTGTGGCTCTGCCAATGGCGATGGCAGGGTGTCACCCCGATCGTGTTCGACGACTTCCAGCATCAGGCGAACATGACCCGCGTCACGCTCGGTCACGTCGACACCCCGGCGGTGCTGTTCGTCGAGCACGACACGCCGCTCGTCACCGACTGGCTCATCGACTGGCCCGCCCTCTTCGACGCCGTCGGCGACCAGCTCGACGTGATCCGGTTGCATCACGAAGCGGTGATCGTCGGGTCGCACCGCCCGCTCATGGTCGACAAGACACCGATCGACTTCGCTGGGGCGCCGATCCTGCGCACAACCCAATGGTCGCAACGCCCCCACCTCGCTGCCGCCGGCTACTACCGGCGGATCCTCGACGACCACTTCCCCACATCGGGGCGCACGATGATCGAGGACAAGATGCACTCGGTCGCCCAGGTCGAAGGCTGGCACGCGCATCGCATCGGCCTCTACGCACCGGGGGAGAACCTGAAGCGCAGCTGGCATCTCGACGGGCGCGGCGACGACCCGAAGTTCGAGTGCAGGTTCACGTGAAGATCGGAGTCATCGCCCAGTCCACGAACCGTGGCCTCGGCATTCAGACGTGGGAAGCCTGCCGGCATCTGAACCCGGAGCGGGTGCTGCTCATCCGCCCCCGCCCGTGCCGGGTGTCGGAGCATCCCAACCGGTACCGCGATTGGGACACGACGTCGGTTGACTGGCCCGCCCGTGACGTCCTCGACGACCAGACGGTGAAGCGGTGGCTGTCCGGGCTCGACGTCGTCTACACCGCCGAAACGCTCTACGACTGGCGGATGCCCAGCTGGGGTCGGGCCGGGATCGTCTGCCACGTCAACCCGGAGATGCTGCGCCCCGACCGGGCGGCGATCCCCGACATCACCTGGTGGGCGGCGACCGACTGGCGGCTCCCCCTGCTCCCGTCCGACACACGCGTCGTTCCGATGCCCGTCGCCGTCGACCGGTTCACCCCCACGACACCAGCCGACGGGCCTACCCGGTTCCTGCACGTCGGCGGTGTCACAGCGATGCGCGACCGAAACGGCGTCCGCATCGCTGCCGCCGCTCTCCACCACCTCGAGCAGCCCGTCCACGTCCGGTTCGCCACACAGGACCGGACCATCCCGCTCGGCAAGCACACACCGCTCCACGTCACCGTCGACGTTCACCGGTTCGAGACCCCCGACTACTGGCGGCTCTACGACGACGCTGACGTGCTCGTCATGCCCCGCCGCTACGGCGGACTGTGCCTCCCGGCCCAGGAGGCGATGGCCGCCGGCCTCGCCGTCATCGTCACCGACTGCGAACCGAACGACACGTGGCCCGGGTTGAAGATCCCCGTCGACCGCTTCGACCAGGTCGACATGCCCGGCGGCACCGTCGACGTCGCCGAACCATCCACCACTGCGCTGGCCAAGCTCATGGACCGGCTCGCCGCCCCCTCGTCGCTCGCGGTGTGTCAGAAGATGTCCCGCCAGTGGGCGCGGCTGAACTCGTGGGAGCGGCTCCTACCGGTGTGGCTCGACGAGCTCGACCGGGCCGCTACCCGACCGCCTCGCCCGGCCGGGCCAAGAGTCAGTGTGCTGATTCCGTTCGGCGGCGACGACCCGCAACGGGTCCGGCTGCTCGACTGGGTGACCGACTGGTGGCGAACGAACTTCCCGGACTGGCAGGTGATCGTCGGACGCTGCGAAGGCGACTGGGTGAAAGCCCGAGCCGTCGAAACCGCTGCCCTGCAGGCGACCGGCGACCTGTTCGTCATCGCCGACGCCGACGTCTACTGCGACCCGCAGACGGTGCGCATCGCTGCCGCTCAGGCACTGCGGTTCGGATGGGCCAAGCCACACGGCCAGGTGCACCGCCTCGACGAAGCATCCACCGCCGTCCTCCTCGCCGGCGGCGAAGAGCCGCGGCGGTTCATGGAGCAGCACCACGCCAACCAGGGCGGCGGCATCACCGCCATCACCCGCTCCGTGTGGCAACGGGTGCCGCTCGACCCCCGCTTCGTCGGCTGGGGTCAAGAGGACTCTGCCTGGTCGCTTGCGCTGCACCTGCTCGTCGGGCCGCCCGGTCGGAACGACGGGCCGCTGATCCATCTGTTCCACCAGCCCGCGCAGCGGCTGACCCGCAACGCCGGCAGCCGCGAGAGCAAGAACCTGTTCATCCACTACCGGCAGGCCAACCATGAACGCATGACGGCGATGGCTGCGACGGCGCGGGAGATGCTCGATGGCGAAGGTGCGGATCGTGCTGAACCGGTCCGGGGTGCGGCAGCTGCTCCGATCGTCTGAAGTGCAGGGCGATCTGCGCGGCCGGGCTTCCCGGATCGCGACGGCGGCCGGCGACGGTCATGAGGTCGAACTCGCCGTAGGCCGTGTCCGTGCCCGGGCGTCGGTGCGCACGGCGACGTTCGAGGCGATGCGCGCCGAGGCGGAGAATCGCACGCTCAGCAGAGCCATCGATGCGGGGAGGGGCTGACCATGCCCGCAGACCCTGTCGAGTTCCCCGACGCCGTCAAGATCGTGATCGACGCCATCGACCCGCAGATGTGGGTACCCGTCCTCTCCCGAGTCCCCGACGAACGCCCCGCCCGGTTCGTGACCGTGCGCCGCATCGGCGGCCCCCGCATGAACCTCGTCGCCGACGAGGCGATGCTCACCGTCGAAGCGTGGGGATCCGACGAAGCCGACGCCCACGACCTGTGCCAGCAAGCCCGAGCTCTCATCTACGCGATGCGTGGGACCACGTCGTCCGGAGTCGCTGTCTACCGGATCACGGAGATCTCCGGCCCCGCCCGACTCCCGGACCTGTCCGACCATGAGCGGTACACGTACACGGTCCAGATCGGGATGCGCGGATCGCTGCTGACCCCCATCTCCTGAGCCTCGCCGCCAGGGCCTCGCCACCTGAGAACCGACACCTTCGCCGCGTGGCGGCGTGAGTTCAGGAGGCCGCCTTCATGGCCGGTGATGTTGACAACCCACGCATCTGGATCAACGCCGACGTGTACCACGCGCCGGAAGGCTCCACGATGCCGACCACCCCCGCCGCGGCTCTCGACCCGGCGTTCGAGGCGCTCGGGCTTCTCTCCGACGACGGGATGACCGAATCCCGCGAGGAAGAGCAGACCGACCACTACGCGTGGGGCGGCATCCTCGTGCGCACCACCCGCGCCAAGCACAAGCGCACCTTCACCGTCACCGCGCTCGAGGACAACGGCCGCGTCTTCTCGGTCGTCAACCCCGGCTCGACGGTGACGATCGCCGGCGCGAACGTGACCCGCGGCCACTACGTGCCGACCGAGCCGAACGTCAGGGCGTGGGTGATCGAGACCGTCGACGGGGACATCACTCGCCGGTTGTGCGTCGCTCGCGGTGAGGTCACCTCAGTGGGTGACGTCGTGTCGTCCGACTCCGAGATGACCGGGTACGAGCTGACGATCACCGTCTACCCGGACGCGAACGGTCTGCTCTACACCGAGCTCACCGACGACCCGCAGAACATCACCGAGTCCTGACCTGTTCCTCGGGTGGGTGGTCCCCTTTGGCGAGGCTCGCCACCCACCCGAGTCAGACCCTTGAGCCACGCCGAGGAGCCTCGTCATGCCGAAGAAGGAACAGCGCGTCGTCGTCCTCTCCGACTTCATCGAAGAGCACGCCGCCGAGTCGGTCATCATCCGCACCCCAACCGGAGACCTGTTCGTCCCGTCGCCGCTCATGTGGCCCGACGAAGCGATCGAAGCCGGCAAGCAAGGCGACATGGTCGCGTGGGCGAAGGCGCTGCTCGGCGACGCCCAGTACGCCACCTACACGTCGTCGGGCGGGACGGCCAACATGCTGTCCAGAATGATCGCCGACGCGCAGGGTGTCGCCGAGGGGGAATGATCGGCCTTCTCGTGTTCGTGCGTGAGCATGGGGAGGCGATCGAAGCGGATCTGCTCCGCTGGTACGGGCTGGACCTGTTCGACCTGGGCCGGCCGCGTCTGTCGATGCGCCGCTTCCGGAACCTCATCGGCCGGCTGCCGCGTGACGCGGAGCTGTGGCGGGAGATGCACGGCGACGTGATGGCGTGGGGTCCGGTCGAGCATCTCGTCGCGGATCTGGTCGACGTCGAGCGGTTGGCGCTGTGGCAGCGGGGCGGCAACTCGAAGGCGCCCCGGCCGCAACCGATCGACCGGCCCGGCACGTCACGTCGCCGCAAGTCGGAGCTGTCCGGCGGGGAGATGAAACGACGGCTGATCGACCTGCACCGTCGAGACGAGGCACGGAGGCGAGACGATGGCAGTTGAGCTCGCGACCGCCTACGTGTCGATTACGGCGTCGGCGAAGGGCATCCAACGGGCGATCGAGCCGGAGTTCGGCGCGCCGTTGGAGAAGGCGACCCGCAAGGCCGGGGACACCGCCTCGAACGAGATCTCCCGGGTTCAGCGGGCGTCGGCCGGGTTGGGGAAGGTGCTCGGCGCCGGGTTCGCCGGGTTCGCCGTGGGTGGCGCGGTGGTGGACGGGATCTCCCGGGCGGTCGGAGCGGCGGTCGACTTCCAGGAGACCGTGTCGAAGACCGAAGCGATCTTCGGTGACCAGTCCGACGCGATCCGGGAGTGGGCCGACCAGGCGGCCGCCGATTTCGGTCAGTCGAAGCAGGGCGCGCTCGACGCGGCGTCGACGTTTGGGAACATCTTCGATCAGCTCGGGTTCGGCACCGATCAGACGGCGGCCTTCTCTCAGCAGCTGACTGAGCTGGCGTCTGACTTCGCGTCGTTCCACAACGCCGACATCACACAGGTGATCGAGGCGCAGACGGCGGCGTTCCGCGGCGAGTTCGACGCGCTGCAAAGGTTCGTGCCGACGATCACGGCGGCGTCGGTGCAGCAGCAGGCGATGGCCGAGACCGGCAAGACGAACGCGGCGGCGCTGACCGCGCAGGAGAAGGCGGCGGCGACGGTCACGCTGATGTTCCGGGACGCCGGTGAGGCGCTCGGCGACTTCGACCGCACCGCCGACTCGGCGGCCAACCGGAGCCGCACCCTTCAGGCCACGCTCGACAACCTGACCGTCACCATCGGCCAGAAGCTGCTGCCGATCGTCGACGAGGGCATCCGCTCATTGGGCGGACTCGCGAGCGTGGCGTCCGCCGCTGAGCAAAAGGACGCGGGCGGGTTCTTCGACGGGCTAAAGGACGCCGCCGGCGGGTTCCTCGGCACCCTTCAAGAGTTTCGCCAGATCAACCCGCTGACCGTCGGCATCGACGCGCTCATCACGAACGCAGAGGATGCGGGCCGGTCACTGCTCGGGATGGGTTCCGGAGCGCAGGAAGCCGCCGACGGGCTCGGCGCGGTCACTGAAGGGGCGTCCCGGTCGGCGGGGGCGATCCGTGCGCAACGGGCGGCGCTGGACGCCGCGGCCGATTCGTCGGGTGCGCTGGCTGGCGCCGCCCAGTCGGTCGCCGACCAGCTTGCCGGCATCGAGGAGAAGGCGAACGACGCGCTGACGGCGACGCTGTCGCTGTTCGATTCGCAGATCGGGCTCGAGTCGGCGCTGCAAGGCGTCGATGAAGCGGCGGTTGGGGTGCTGTCGAACATGGATGCGATCGCCGCCGGCGGCGAGGGGGCGGCGGAGGCGTCCGGGAATCTGTCGGAGTCGCAGCGCGACTTCCGTGCGTCGGCGTTGGAGGCTGCGGCGTCGGCTGCCCGCCTGGCCGAGGACCAGGCCCGCCTGGAGGGGCGCACCTTGTCGGCGTCGGAGAAGGCGCAAGCCCAGGTCGGCGCCCTCGAGGATCTGGCCGGGAAGTTCCCGACGTTGCGGCCTCTCATCCAGGGCTACATCGACAAGCTGAACGAGGTTCCGCCGTCGAAGGCGACCGACGTGTCGGTGAACGACCGGGCCTCGGCGGTGTTGGCCAACATTCTGCGGCAGCTTGCGCGCATCTCCGGTCAACGGTACGTGGCGGACGTGTCTGCCGGCGGTGCCGAGCCCCACGCGAAGGGCGGCCCGGTCGCTGCCGGCATGCCGTACCTGGTCGGCGAAGAAGGCCCGGAGCTGTTCGTGCCGAAACGGTCCGGCACCATCGTCCCCAACCGGTCCGGCGCCATGTCCGGCATCTCCGCAATCGGACCGGCCTCGGCGACCGTCTACGACCTGCGCGGTGCGGTCATCGCGTCTGACACCGAGCTGGCCCGTCGGATGCGGCGCGCCGGTCAGGTCGGGACGCTGGTCGGGATCG